GTTAAATCATTCCTCAAGATTGTAAAGCATAATAGATGGATTATGTTAAGTGCAACTCCTGGAGATACTTGGATGGATTTCATTCCAGTCTTCATTGCAAATGGTTTCTACAAGAATCGTACTCAGTTTATAGAGAAGCATGTTATTTATAGTGCTTATACTAAGTTTCCAAAAGTTGTACGATATAACAATCCTGGTCGTCTACTTAGATTGCGTAATGACATTCTAGTTGAGATGCCATTCAGGATGAATACTATCAGACATTCAAAAGATATCTTAGTTGATTATGATGAAGATTTATTTAATGAAGTGCTGAATAGACGATGGAATCCATATAAAAATGAACCTCTTAAGAGTATGACAGAGATGTTCTACACCATTCGAAAGGTTGTAAATTCAGACGTCTCTAGACTTTTAGCAGTTCGTAATCTTATGGATAAACATCCGAAATTGATTATCTTTTATAACTTCGACTATGAGTTGGATGACCTTAGAAGGTTGGCTGATAATGTTCCTGTGTCTGAGTGGAACGGACATAGGCATCAACAGATCCCTGGAGGAGATCGTTGGGTCTATTTAGTTCAGTATCTTGCTGGGTCTGAAGGATGGAATTGCACCTCAACTAATGCGATGATCTTCTATTCTCAGACCTATTCATGGAAGAATTTTCAGCAAGCTCATGGAAGAATCGACCGGTTAAATACACCTTTCATCGATCTATATTACTACAATTTAAAGTCTAAATCACCTATAGATATGGCAGTTTCGAAGTCTTTAAAGAGTAAACAGAACTTTAATGAGGCTGCATTTGTAGAGAAATATAAGGTGTCAAAGTTGTGAAAAAACACCAAATTGCCAAGATTTTGCCAAGCTTTTTTTAAAAGTATTATTTTGGAGAGAATTCGAAGGCTGGAAAACCGGTAAAAAAAACAGTACGAAAAAGTTTTTAAAAAAGTTTTTCAGATATGGCAGATTTTTGGCATGTTTAAATAGCCTCTATATGCCTCTGACCAGCACAAACGCGAAAATGTCCGTATTGTGAATCTGCCAATAATTCTCTAAAATACTTTCTCAGAATGCAATAAATAATAGTATAATATAAGTACTATACTCGTATATACAAAGTTCTTTTTACGAAATCGGTTGGCAAAGATACTTATAATTTATTGAGTTAATACAAAGCAAAAAAAGGAGCTGCATTATGGAAGAATGGGTTAATCTTGACTACTTAGGTTTCTCTGATTATTCTGTTAGTAATTATGGTGAAATTCGTAATGATAGAACTGGTCGTATTATTCGACATTCTGAAAATCAATCAAAAACATATAAAGTTGGTATGATACATTCTAATACTAAAAGACAAGTAACTCTTTCTGTAGCAGTTATAGCAGCTAATGCATTTCTTCCAGAACCACCAAATGAAAGATTTGATACACCAATTAATCTTGATGGTGATCGAAGTAATAATCGAGCAGATAATCTAATGTGGCGTCCTAGGTGGTTTGCTGTAAAATATCATCAGCAATTTTATAATGATCTCAGAGGTTTTATTGTGCCTGTTGTAGAAATATATAGTGGAGAAGAGTTTGATACATCTTGGGATGCAGCTATTAAATATGGATTGATTGACAGAGATATTGCTATTTCTACTGCTAATAGAACTCACGTCTTTCCAACAGGACAAAAATTTGAAGTAATTGAGTAATTTTACTTATAAGTACTATATCGCATATTATACGTGGGTTATATTAGAAGAGTAGTAGTTAAGTCAATTTTATTTGTCCTAATTTTTTAAGTTAGGAGTTAAATGTTAGAACGTGACTACCAATCACAACTTATTAAGAAGCTTCGTCGTAGGTTTAAAGGTTGTATAATTTTGAAAAATGATAGTGAGTATCTACAAGGTGTACCAGATCTTACTATTTTGTTTGATGATATGTGGGCTATGCTTGAAGTTAAAGCTTCAGAAGATTCTTCAAATCAACCTAATCAAGCATATTATGTTGATTTATTAGATGTCATGTCATTCGCTTGTTTTATTTATCCAGAAAACGAACAGGCAGTTATGCGTGATCTTAATGACTATTTTCGAACAGGTTGATTAGGAGGTTAAGTTATGCAGTTTAATACACATACGAACCTTATTGGTCAACACGCTTTTCTTTCTGCCTCTAAATATCATTGGGTAAATTATGATGAAGAAAAGATTGATCGAGTCTTTATAGCAAGTGTTGCTGCTAGGCATGGAACTGAGCTTCATGAATTTGCTCATGAGGCTATTCGTTTAGGGATTAGACTTCCGAAGACAGCTAAAACTATTCATCTTTATGTAAATGATGGAATTGGTTTTAGAATGTCTTCGGAACAAGTCTTATATTTTTCAGACAATTGTTTTGGTACTGCTGATACTATTGGGTTTAGAAGAAATAAACTTCGGATTCATGATTTAAAAACTGGTGTAACACAAACTTCAGAACATCAGTTAGAAGTGTATGCTGCTTTATTCTGTCTTGAGTATCATGTTAAACCATTTGACATTGAGATTGAACTTCGTATTTATCAGAATGATGAAATAAGAATTTATGAAGCTGATCCAGATGTTATTGCACATATAATGAGTAAAATCAAAGTTTTCGACAAAAGGATAACTATACTTAGAATGGAGGCGTAGTGATTATTAAAGAAGAAGATTATCTCGCTCACTACGGAACTCTTCATAAATCGGGAAGATATCCTTATGGTTCTGGTGGTGAACCAAATCAAAGTGGTAAAACTTTACTCGATAGCATTGCTGAATTAAAAAAACAAGGTCTTAAAGATACAGAAATTGTAGATGGTTTACATCTTGGTACTACAACAAGACTTCGTGCTTTAAAATCAATTGCAAAGAATGCACAAAAACAAGCTGACATTAGTGAAGCTGAGAAACTTAAAGCTAAAGCTTATTCTAATGTAGCTATTGGTATTAAGATGGCAATAAATGGTGTACCCAGAAATGAATCTTCAATTCGTGCACTTTTAGAGCCCGGTGCTAGAGATAAAGCTGATATTCTTATCAACACAGCTAATATGCTTGAACGTCAAGTTAAGGAAAAAGAATATATACAAGTTGGAGTTGGTGTTGAGAATCAACTTGGAATGAGTAAAACTAGATTAGAAACTGCAGTACAGATTCTTAAAGAAAAGGGCTATGCTGTAGAAACAGTTCAAACACCTCAACTTGGTAGTAGGAATCAAAAAACCTTAGTTAAAGTCTTAGCTAAACCAGGAACATCATACACTGATATTAAGAACAATCTTAGTAAAGTTCGAATGATAAATGAACACTCAGAAGATGGTGGTAGATCATTTCTTGGCCTTCTTCCTCCAATTCAAGTTAATTCTAAACGTATTCAAATTAAATATAATGAAGATGGTGGTGGCAAAGAGGATGGTATGATTTATATCCGTCCTGGTTTTAAAGAACTTTCTCTTGGTAGAAATCATTATGCTCAAGTTAGAATTGGTGTAGAAGGTACACACTTTATTAAAGGTATGGCAATGTATCGAGATGACTTGCCTGCCGGTGTTGATATTCAATTCAACACAAAGAAAAGTAAACATGATCCAAGCATTAAGAGTGATCTTGATGCAATGAAGCCAGTAAAGAAATTAAAAGATAAAACTACTCCAGATCCGGATAATCCATTTGGATCTATAGTTCGTCAAATTGGTGATCATGATGCAGCTGGTCATTTAACTAAAGTTACTTCAGCTATGAATCTTGTTAATGAAGAAGGTGTTTGGCAAACTTGGAATAACACTCTTCCTTCTCAAATGTTATCAAAACAAAGTCCAAAACTTGCTAAATTACAATTAGATAAAACATTTGAAGATAAAATGGTTGAATTTAATGAGTATAAAGTTCTTACAAATCCAGCAGTTAAAAGAAAACTTCTTGATACTTATGCTTCTGGTGTAGACGCAGCAGCAGTGCAACTTTTTGCAGCCCATCTTCCTCGTCAAGGAACATATGTTCATCTTCCTATTAGTACTATGAAAGAAAATGAAATTTATGCTCCAAGATTTAACAATGGTGAGCAAGTTGCTTTAGTTCGTTTCCCTCATGGTGGTATATTTGAGATTCCAGAATTAACAGTAAACAATCAACAATCTAAAGCAAAAAAACTTATTGGG